GAACTGCACGTATCCTCAATCCTTTGTAACGACACCTCAATGGCCTGTATGGGCTGAAGTTTGAGCGAGTCGTCATAACCTCCATAAATGGTATTTAGACTGTTATTGTCCCTTCCCTCCTGTGCCGTGTTTATCAAAGCTACTCCAGTCTTTTTGTATGCCTGGAACATCTTCAGCCTGTCAATCATATTGTCTCCAAGTTCGGCTGGTAAATTTGACATGTCAACCCAATCTCCAGCTACTCCAGCATTTGCAATCATAGTATCCCTAAAGAACATAAGTATGTCATACTTGTCCTGAAGATGCGCACATGCTCCCATAAGCGAATATGGCTTCCCGCTCCTGTTCGTCATCATTATTCCGTTTACGGAAAGACCGCAATCGTTTGGATTGCTTATTGACCTTATGGCTTCCTCGTCCTTCCCTTCGACAATATAGATTTCCTCTCCAATCCTATATCCCCTGTATCTGTTGGTTACGAAGTCGTCTCCGGTATGCAGCCATTCAACTTCATATACCGGAACAAGTTTGTTTATCTGGGAATATGGCATATCGGTAGGAAATCCTGGAAATACGTTTATATTGTCCAAGTCGTTTTCTCCTCCAGAAGGAGCTACCGACGGACTGTTAGCCATAGACCTAATGAATATTTGGTTGTAGTTGCTTAGGGAAGAGCTGTAAAGTTCGTCTATCTTGTCCAAATCTTCTTTGGACAGTTTACTGCCGAACTTATTCCTTACCTGCGACCTGTTCATCCACTTGACTATCACTACACGGTACGAATCCTTTATATATTGCGATTCAGGATTCATGTCTATATATGTGTTTAGCGGATTTAGGATTTCAACTTCAATGTTGTTCCCTTTTGATGATTTGTGCGCCTGGTAAAACGTATATCCAGATATCAGCAGGTCGAGCATAAGCTGTCTCTTCTTGTTCTTAAAGTCTATCGACCTCGACTGCATTACGTATTCAAGCACGTTCTGTGCAGCTATCTCGAAATTTGAGATGTAATTCATGTCCAGGTCTCCAACTATCTTCTTTATCTCTTCGGAATATATCGGGTCTTCGACCTTCTTTCCCGATATGTTCGCATAGACCATATCCTTGATTTTCGTCTTGACATACTCAAATAACCTGTTCGACGATTCAAGCTGCTTCTCCCTGCTTATTATAGACAGGGTCTGACTGTCCTTGCATGTAACCCTCGGCATCGTCATTACGCCAAGGTAGTCTCCGACAAGCGCATCAATATGTTTCTTTACTAAAGGGGTGAAGTTTATTTCAGTAGGATTTCCTATACCAAAATTCTGTTCAAGATATTCGAACTGTTTCGGATCTCTTTTGCAGTTGTAGTAGTTGTAATTCCTCTGCATCTCCCATTTTGGATAGACAAGTTCATTTATGGCTGCGTCAATCTTCTCCATGCATTCGTTTTCAGTAAAATCTTTTTTCATTAGATAATTGTTTCTTTCGGTTCAAGTCTGTAACCAGTATAAAAATCAACGCTATTGTAAGATCCGTATCTAATTTCCTTCCTTATGAAATCAAGAAACTTGTCTTGGTCGGTTGTCCCCATCGCAAGGCTTATCGGTTTGTCGATCGTCGTAAGTTCAATCTTGGCTACATAACCAAAAGGACCGTCGTCGTCACATGATTCGGAAACTACTATCCTTTTGTTGAATATGCAGTTATATTCAGTTTCTATAATCTCTCGGATCGCTGCTTCTAACTCCTTTGTAGACATTGTTCGTATTTATATCGTCGTCATCCCATTTCGTTTCATGTATATCTCTATCAGGAATGACTCCATATTGTTTTTTCCCATATTCATCTGTATAATATCCTAACATCGGCAATTTCTTTACCTTTATGTCCGTGGACTTAGCCGTCACGCCAGTAAGCTCTTCGTCGCCAAGTTCACACATCTGGCATGCAGCCACAATATCGAACTTCCTTTTGTTTTCGTAAGAATACGATATGAAGTCCTCCAACATCTCTATGAACCATATCTCCTGGCTATAGTCGTTTATATAATTCTCAATCAGGTCAAGACCATGCTGTATCACGGCTGGAGAAGCCTGCGCACCATATAGGTTGCTCCTTCCCCTGTCCACATCAGGAAGACACGCCCTAGGCCTCTTCATGAGGTAAAGGCTCGCCGCCCCCTTGCTCCTTATCCAAGTAAGCAACGACACTTTCGTGCTCTCCAACACAGCCTTGCAGTTGTAGTACTGAAGCAAACACAAAGCCTGTTTGTACGCTTCGTTTATATTGTTCGGCCTGTCCTTATAAAACGCCACATATGTAGGAGGTTCCATTCCGAAGGCACGCTTCTTTACCACTATGCAGAACTGCGAAGGGTCATCCGTGTTTATCGACGTTTCGCTCATTCCTATATCTATACTATCTATTCCTGCCACATACAAGTTCCTGTATGCGTTTCCTGATTCGTCAGACTTAGGATGCTCCAATATATGTACCTTCCCTAATGGGTCACGTATGAATTTGACTTTGTTAGTGCCCCTTTCGTAATCCAATACCCCGTTATCTATCTCTCCGTACGGAGATACGACATGGTGTATCTTTATCTGTGTCAGCTGTTCAGACAACAACGCCTTGTTGAATTGGTTCTCGCCCTCCATCGCCAAAGCCTCCTCAGGAGTGAAGCAGTATTCCGCACAGTATATCATCAGACCGTTCGGGTCTATCGCCCTTATCTGCCTTTCCTTTTCATAATGCTCACGTCCCTTTGTCGGATCGCACCATCCCCTATTGTCCTTGAATTTCGAAACCATCTTATATGACGGTATGAAAAACCCTGTCACTACATAGTCGCCTGATGCAGTATAGTTATGCCTGAACGGCAATACGTTGTTTGCTACTGGATGCAGGAATATGTCGCTAAGTCCAGCCAACGCTGATCCAGAATCTCCTCCAGTCCCCCATCCAAGTATTATTCCGAACTTGTCTCCGTTACCCGAACACAACGCTTCGGCTTGTATGAACGCCTTCTTTGAGTTCGGCCATGAACCAAACTCCTCCATTATAAGTATGTCGGTACGGTCGCCTCGTATCTTATTTGGCTTGTCGGCTACTATTCCCATTATCTCCGACATCCATCCAGTCTCGTCGTTTCCAGTAAGTACGGAAGCACGCCTGCTCATTGACGAATTTAGCTTCTGCCTCAACTTCTTGAATCCGTTGTTCGTCTCTGTGTTACAGTAATCCATCTGCCTCCAAGCCTTTTCAAGCGTAGCCGTCACATACCCTTCCTGCTGTGCGGTAACAATCCCCCTGCTTGAAGCCCTGCAATTATATGTGTTGAATATGATGCATGAACCTATTTCAGAAAATCCCATATAACGAGACTTCAGACCTATCGCATTCTTCTTCAAAACCCTACACAATTCAAGGTAATGGAAATATTCATATTGGCATACATAGAACTCGGCGAATCCATATCCGCGTCCAGAACCTGCCTTGACGCCAGAATTTACCAATTTAAGCTGATAGTAGTTTATAAAGAAATAATTATCCCCAGTAATAGTGTATCCGTTTACTGTCATTCCGTTCCTGCATCGCTCGTATTCCTGATTCCAGAAATCGTTGAACAGTTTAGTGCCCATCGGTGCAGAACAATACTCTCCAGTCGATTCCTTTGTCCTTCTCGCAGAAAGGAATGGTTCTATCTCGAAGTCAAGTCCATGCGTCATGTCTATAGGCTTATATCCTGTTATCTCGTATGATTTGCCCGTATCAAAGTAGTCTATCGGATCTTCCTTGTAATAGTCCCAATACTCCCTGTTCTGCCTCGTCGCTTCCTTTTCACGCAGACTCCTATGTTCGGCTTCTGAATCTGGACTTTTATTATAGAAGTTCTTTATTTCCTCTATCCTTTTATTGATAAGTTCCTCTTCCGCATTCGTCATATCATTATTTATTTAGGTAAATACCCGTCAACTTCTCCTCCCCTGATATTCCCAGTGTCGTTCATCTGTGACTTGACCTTCATTTCGAGCTTAACGAGAGATTCCGTCACCATGTCCAACTTGTTCACTTCGTCCATTATGTCCTTGGCTTTGTATATGGGCTTTCCGTCGTCATTCCTTTCCATCGGGTCTACATTGTTGAAGTAATCTATGAATCTGTTTACCGTGTTGTATACTGACTTCAACAGCCTTAGACTTATCGCCTTCTCTTCCTGAAACTCCTTGTATGCCCTACATGCGCTCCTGAAGTCGACGTCATTGAATTCGTCGTCGGTAAGACCTGATATCTGTAAGGCGAAATCATGCCTTGTCATCTCCGGCTCTGAACGGTATGGCGATTCCCAATCAAGCATCCACCATATATACGTGAACTCCTTGAACGCCAACATTCTTTTCTTCCCGTCCTTATCCGATTTCGACACATTCCTATCTTCGTCCCATAATTTACGAAACTCTGGGAGTAATAAGATAACACAGTCATTAACCATTATTTGGTTAGTGGCTGTGTTGAGTATAAAGAATTTCATTATTCATTAAGTTTTATCCTACGACGTAATATGGATGCGTATCTTCCCATTGCGTCCGACTGTTCTGACAATAGTCTCTTATT